TTCGTAAGCACTACCAACTTGCCACAGATTAACAGAAGCACCAATCGCAGCAGCAGTGGAACCAACACCTCGGGTAACTTGCACCTGAGTTGCGGAAATCACGCTATTGATGATAACGTGCTCACCCGTGGAGTCCACACGCATTAACATTCCAGGAAGAACGTTAGTCGTGGAACCCACAGTGAAGGTAGTATCACCAGCTAACTGGCCAGCAGCAGAAACCGTAAGCTGCGGGAATAACATCGTCTTCGTGAAGAAACCATGTTCGATTTGAACAGCAGTTTCACTGGGAAGCATTGAAGTCATTCCGAATAAAGGAGCAGTACCATTCGGCATCAGCCGAGTGATCATCCCTTCAAACGATTTCTTTGCAAGATCAGTGGTTAAGACACTAGTATTAAAGATACCGGTACTCATTTCAGGTCCTCTTAGGAATTAAGAAAAAGGATTAAAAGGGGAGATTACAGAACGCGAACTTCAACGGTCGTAGCCGTAAGTTTCGTAACTGCAACCAGAGAGTAGGAAGATGCAGGAGTAGTAGCACGACCAGCTAAAGTAACGCCAGCACCGGCCGCCCAAGTTCCTGCAAATGCGGGGACAATACTAACTGCAAAGACATAAACATCACCAATATCCATATTCGGATATGCAGCGATAATGTTTGCAGCTGAATCAGTGGTAAGAGTTCGACCTGCGGTGAAACCAGTATATTGAATGATACCGCCAGCCATCTTAGCGACAGTGACAGTATCATTCGCATCGGTTGCAATTGCGGTAATTAAGGCGCCCGCAAACAGGCCATCTCCAGAACGACTCATGCGCTCTAAACCACCAACATCCAAGATTTTATTACGAAGAAAGCCCATTTGTGGCTCCTATGTTAAAGATTACGAATTAAGAAAGAGAGACCAATCAGTTTGTTTAGGTGCCTTAGGTCCACCCACATTCCCAGATTCCTGAGCTTTTGGAGCAAACACAGCGCCTAAACCACTCATGTACTCAACTACGCTAGCTTTGATTTCGGCTTCAGTAGCCAAAGGATTCTTAGCTGCGAACTGAGTTTGCAAAGCTTCCACAATGGGAGCGACTGCAGGATTGGAAAGGAGGGGATTTTCAGTCCTAAGACTATCCGAAATGCCGTGTTTTCGAATAAGTCCAGGAAGTTGTGTTTGGAAGCTTTCACGCTGCTTTGCCAGAGCTTGTTCCACAATTTTAGTAGTGGCTACCGCATTCTGACCAAAGACAGTTTGAGCTACTTTATTCAAACTATCGGCAAACGCCGTAACTCCTTCTTGGCCGCCCGCAGCAATTTTAGCTAAGGCGTCTTGAGAAATTACTTGTTTGAAATCAACTTTACCGGCCGCTTCCATTAATTTCTGCGGATCGATTTCACCGAACACGCTTTCATTTCCTGGAGCAACGGGAGCATTCTTCCAAATATCATTGAACTTGTCCAGTGGGGATTCTTCTTTCTTCTCAGGAACCACGCCATTAGGAGCAGTTTGGGGAGTAACTTGAGTTCCAAGATTCGTAGGATTCGAACCATTAGGAGGAGTAGATCCAGGAGGCGGATTCACAGGCGGAGTAGCTTGCGGCTTAGAAGTATCCGGAGCAGGACCAAAAAGAGTAGAAAAGAGGGACATGATGATTCCTAGGAGTTTACTTTAACTGGGCACTGATTTCTAATTCACGACGTAAATCAGCTTCGAGCTGCTCACAATCTTGAATTAGTTTATTCAGAATACCGAGCTGCCCATCTAACTCGATAATCCGATTCGCATTTTCTGGCGAATACGTGAGCCCAATCTTCTCTAAGGCAATATCTGCCCGAAGATTATGCAAATGTCTTTTTTGATTCTCATTCAGAAGGATCCCAGATTTCTCTTCTTCAGGAGTAAGATCCCACTGTTGGAAAGCACTAACGAGTAACTTAGCCATAATTAAGCACCGCCCCCAGGAATTGCATTTTCAGCTGCCTGAGGATTAGGTTGAGATTGTTGCGTAGGATTAGAGCCTGCAGGAATATAGCCGAATTGTTGCGGAGTAGGCTGAGGCGGCCATTGGGCTTTAGAGATATCTTGTCCAGCTTTAATCATTTGCTGAGCAATCTGATCCACAGTCTGTTTCCAAACGCCAACTGCTTGTTCATAAGCTTGTTGTTCTGGCGTCTTCTCAAATGGTTTCAAATCTGCATTCTGAGTCTTCATGAGATAAGAAAACATAGGACCAATGTTATAGGCGGCCCCAATCTGTGGAGAAGATCCAATCATTTGCATAGCACTCTGAAGAACGTCACCATTAATGAGTTTGTCACTAGGAGTGAGTCCGTCAGAAACTTTGAATTCCAAAACTGCCTTACGAAGAGCAATGGGATCAATTTTAATATTCTGCTGTGCATTTCTAGAATACACAGTAGTACCCTGCTGGTACTGAAGAATATTAATCTTAATCATCTCCTTTGCAGGAGTAAAGTGCTGAGCTTCTAAAAGCATTGAGGTAGTTTGATCACGGCCATTGGCATTTGCCATGACAGTATCAAATTCCCTAGTAGTCTTATTTCCCTTAACAAACTGACCTTGTTTAGCTCCATTCTGTCCAGTAACTTGTTGGGAGAATCCAATCACCTGTCCGAGTTCGGAGAATGCCATTGGAGATTGATCATCCCGGAAAGGAATGGGGAAATAGGCTTCACCAAGAGGTTTTCCATAAGCATTAGGACGAACAGGAATCTTAGCACTTGGATTATCAGATTCAATATGTTCCTTAGAAACACGGCTAGGATCATAAAGACCTCTATCTGAAATAGCACGGCGGCGCGCAGCCATTGCACTATTCACAAGAGCAGAACCTACTTCTTGGAAAGGACGAACATTAGAAGCAAGAGATTTAGTCTGATAACCAAGACCATCTTCATAAGCTTGGGAAACTAAAACTGGGAGCATCTCATGGGCATTAGTTTGCCTTTCTGCAAGAAGAAGGACCTGGTGATTAATGATAATGAATTTCCAGACCTGAGGAGTATTGAATCCAGGAGAGGCTACATTAAAATCACTAGGAATGATTCGAGCATAGAGAGTGGTAATCTCATAAAGATTCTTATATTGAATCTTATGCTCAGCTCCAGTTAATTGCGCCCACGCAAGCCAATCCGTAGTTCTGCGTGGATCCTTATCAATAAGCGCGTCCGGATTAATACGGGGAATGTAATAGGATTCAATTCCACCAGATCCGATGGGCGCCGGGACAGCGCCAGTCTCAAATGCTTTGATTACATTATTCTTAATAATGGATTCACTGTTCCGGGCGATGAAATTCTTTAATTCAATCCGACTCATTAATTCCGTTCTTCCAATGAATTCCCCACGTTTAGGAATATCCACAGGAAGATAGCGAGAATCGAAGAATGTATTATATGGATCCCAGCGCTTTACACAATTACCTTCCCAAATAACTCGAACTGGTTTTCCTTGCTTCCCACCAGTAAATCCAATATCAGTTTCAATGGCAGCAGTAGTAATCTTATCCCAGGAAACTTCCATAAAGGAGAGATTATACTTAAACAGATCCTTTAGCCAAATGAGATATTGTTGAACCCAGCCACCGCGGATGGAATTCTCTTCAATAACTGCCTGCATTTGTTGTGCTTGATCCTCATATTGAGGAGAAGCAACAACTCCAAAGATTGGATTCCCAGTTAGGAAGACAGAAGCTTGATAAGTAACTGCTGATTCCACTGCATTAAGGATTAGAGGGACAGTTACGTTCTGAAATTTCGTAGGATCCCCATAGCGATTCAGAAGTTGCGATCTGCGATGTTCCACTGTCCAATCAGTCTCTCTCATGAAAGCTAGATCGATAAATCTCATCTGCTCTCGAATGTTCCAAGCCTGGTTTAGAAGATTATAACATTGCTTATGGTATTCAATAATACCTTGTTGCGAAGTGTCAGAGATAGCAAAGGAGGTTGCAGCAGCCATGATTGTTTTTAAGAATTAGTTTCGAAGGATTGCATCAAGGAGAGGTTGGAGAGCAGAATCCCTAGGACGAGCATCTACAGCTGGATCAATTAAGGCATTTTCCGGAATATCATAATAGGATTTAGTAGAAACTGTAGATCCGGAGCTCACGGGATATTCAATCTTTCGAGTCGGAGTGAGTTTCCCGGATTCAAAGATGTTCTGGGCCGCCCTAGCTTCTGCTTCCCCACCCATGTTTAGGTACTTAGTATATGCATAATTCGCATAGTCCTGAAGAGTATCAATGGTCTTTCCCATCTGCTCCCATTTCTGGAAAGCAGGAGAGGCAATGAATTTAGAGAAAGCTTCCGGAGTATCTTTTACGTTATAAACAGTAACTCCGTGAGGAAGAGAATCATTTAGAAGCTGTCCTTGTTTTGTGAAATCCGAACGGAGTTTCTTAGCAGCAGCTTTAAATTTATCTTCACTAGTAAAGAATTCTTTCTGAGACCCACCACGAGTGAATCCTTCTAAATCCTGAATTCCATGCTCAACTTCATGAATAAGAACACTAGTAAAGGTTCTTGCATCTGCCTGTGGGGCAATTTCAGTGCTCTTAGTTCCATAAGAATAGGCTGCAGACCCAAATTCTCCTGTAGCTTTTGGAATTACAGGCATAGTACGAAGTTCGGGATAGGCTGCATAGAGTTCTGGAAATTTAAGAACTTTCTCAAGAGGTTGAGCTCCTAATGCAACATCTAATCCTACCCCTTTATCTAAAGCAACCAGAGGAGCAATAGTTTCAGCATTTTTTGAATCTAAAACTGCTCTCCATTGTCGATCAATAGGACCTCGGTAAACTCCATGAGTTTGAAAGATTGCCTGCCCCGTGGCCCCAAGTTTATCCATCTGAGCGGCTTTAATCATAAGATCAGGATCTTTAGTTCGGTAGGCTGCAATAATCATTGCTTTAGCCGCCGGAACCGCAACTCCTAATGTCTTAACTGCCCCTGCAGGAGAAAAGAGAGAACCGTAAGTTTTTTGGATATTATCATCTTCCCCTTGTCCTTGGCCCATTAGATTTCGCCAAGATTGAGCACCCCCAACTGGAGTAGGAGTATAAACTCCCAGGCGCTTTGTAACTGGGGAAATGAGGGTATTAACAATATCTATGGGCGCCCCAAGAATTCCAGAAGTATTCCCTTGAACAAATCCTTTGAAAGTATCTGAAGTAAAGAGAGAACCAACTCTCTGAATATCTGCCTTCAGATTACTCCAGGAATTATTACTCCGGATAGCATCTAGGATTGGAGAGGATTCATCAGCCATTAGATTCTCCGAATTAATAGCTTCCATTAATCGGATCTACAACTCTGAATTCAATTCGACCTACTTTAATAGTAATTCCTGCAGAAGCTACAGTACCGTCAAACTCAACACGAATTTGAATTTCCTGCACATTAGCTGCTAAAGTAAAAGGTTCAGATTTGAGAGTACCATTCCAAGCGACATCTGGCATAAGAAAACCAAGATTCACTTGCAAATCTGCAGCAACAGTAATACCATCAGAGGCTCTGAGATAAATACCTTTAATACAATTAGCAGCCGCCGGAGCAGCTACTTCAATTTCACACTGACCAATAACTTTCTTACCAATTAGCCCAGTAAGAAATCTCTGTTGAAGTATTGCAATTCGCTCAGTTGCAGAGCCTGCAGGAGCAGAAATAACTAATTGTTGCTGATTATAAGTCTGGCCATTAGGAAGAGTTTTGGTAACCACCGAACAAACTGCAGCTCCAGTAGTTCCTACTTGTCTTTGTACAGTCCAAGAACCTGCGACAGTTCCAGAAGCTCCAGTTCCTAAAGTACCACCAGCTGCAGTGGTAAGAAACCCATTAACCATACAGTTTCCCGTAGGATTATTGGTAACATCATAAGTATCATTAGGAGAATAAGAAGTATGTTCAATTGGATTAAGATAAAGTGCCAGAGCATCTGAAATGAGTTTACCCATCCAATATGCACCTCGGGGAGAATAATGTAATCCATCAACAGTATATGCGGTAGATCCCGGAGGAGTACCTAAAACTCCATCTCCAATACTTCTACCAGTTGCAGGATCCACCATGTGTTTCCACACATCAATCAGAATAAATCCACGAGTGCGGCGAACTCTATTTCTAATCCAATTGTTCACATAATGAGCTCGCTGCTGATTTGCAGTGGTCATTAATCCGCCGCCAGCAGCGAAACTTCTGGGAGGAATGCAAGTAGCTAAAGGAGTAATTCCAGCTCCCAAAAGCTTAGAATAAATGAAGTCTAAATTTTTGATGATATCCGGAAGAGAAGTTCCGGCGCCATCAACATCATTAGTTCCCGTGTTTACAAATACAAAAGAAGGGCTGGCAGCAATAACAGCATCTAAAGTATTAACTGCCTGAGCAACAGTAGTACCTGAAACACCAAAATTAAGATCAAAAGAACTACGAATACGTTGGCCAGAAAGAACTCGTGCCCAAGTAACGGGTCCATTAGAACTCATATCTGGGGGAATAAATCCCCAAGCTGCCATAGAATCTCCCATGGTAGCTAAATCATAGCCTTTTGCTAATCTATACCAATCCGCAACTTTTTCATCAGGATCGAGTTGTTGTCCATCGCCCTCAACACTATATTTAGCATAACGAAAAGTAGTCATCAGGTACTCCGTAAGTTAGAAACAAGAGGTGGTTTCCACCCCACCAATCTCAATTGCAGCAAATTCCTGCATTTCAATTGTGAGATTAGCGAGAATGAATTCACTGTATAATTCAATTACCTTAGGCATATAAGTGAGAAAGTCAAGAATGCCATCAGTATTATCTCTCTTAATGGGATTAAAGGTAGTGATTTGAAGGTGAACTTGTGGAGCAACCCGAGGATGATATTTAATCTCTCCAGCTAGGAGTTGCTTAAACATGGTGAGAATCCGAGCATTCTTTGAATTCACACCACTATAGAGTTCAACACATTCAATGCCAATAATCCCACGTTGCGCGGTGATATAATTAAACCAATAACCTAGAGTGTATTGATAAGAATTCGATTCAATTGCAATGAGGCGGCAATTTCTTCTGAGAGCCATTTCCAATGCAACTTCAATACACTGCCCAGGAGAGAATCTTCCTTCATTGATTTCTTTTGCAGCAGGAACTCCCTGATGCACTTCTGCATATCCTATAGTAACGCTATCTCCATCTGCTCGTCCAGATGCGGGATCGATGATAATGAAATTTCCCTGATGAGGTTCATCATCTGGAATGTTATAGGGAGGAATCTTATCAATCTGAAGGAGATTATTTACAGTAGCATTCTCATCATTCAGAACTTCTGCATGGAAAATCTCCGGGCGGCCCATTGCCAAATCATTCTCATATTCTTTAATAAGCTGAGAAATGGGTTGGAGATCTTCCCAAAGAGAAGTGCCATCTTCTAAAATTCCGCCTGCGATGAATTTCATCCAGTTCGGATTAGTCTTAAGTTTCCGGAGAATACTCCACTTAGTGGGGTACATATTCCCGATAAATACGAAAAGACAACCTTCTGGAGATTTAGCCTTCATTGCAGTACCGATCATATCGGTTTCAATCTGCTTTGAAATAATCTCACTTTCTGCATCCGCGCGGCTCTGAATATCATCGAAAATCATGATATCCGGGCGAGCGTTTTTTAGATTAATACCTCGAACAGTTTGGACTGTGGAGGCCATCAGGACAATATTTCTTCCTCGGAATCCGAACTTCTTTACATCCTGCCTGTCAGTCTCGGCACCGATTTTCCAGTTTCCAAAGATCTTAATAATATTGCTCTCTTCGAGCATATCCATAATATCTGAGAGAACTCCATTACCCTTAGTTTGGTTCTCACAGCAGATTAGGATGAATTTCCGAGAGGTGAAGAGAATGCAATATAGGACGAACAGCTTGATTACGGAAGTTTTAGCAAAGCCGCGTGGCAGACCGAGAGCAAGTTGGGAAAAGTCCCGGGAACGATGAACATAAGATAAGAGCCACTTCCAAACTGCCTGATAGACTTTTGGGAAGAAGTACTTAAAAATTAAGGGCATGGCTAAAGCTGCCAAGAAATCCATAGAATTCCTAGCAGCTTCATGGACCTCACTAATGGAGACAGTTACTTCTCCAATTTGCGGGCCATCATCTTCTTTCTTATAACCATTTGGGGAATTAAGCCCCGTATCATCAGCACCGAGACGATCATCCCATCTTGCCATGTTTGATACTCCCCACGGGTTTGGTAGGATCCAGAAGAATGGAAAGAGATAGCAGAACTTCCTTAGCTGCTGCTTTGTTCTTATTCTTCAGGATATCAGATTGCACTTTCGCTAATTCCTCCTTGCGTAATTTGAGGAGTTGGGGCGCCAGAGCTTTGGATAAGATTTCCATGCTTTCTCCTAAGGGCATCTAAGCCACTAGATTGGATTGTTACAAGAGATTGATGATTTTCACTAGGTTCTTTATTTCCATCATCACTGATTTGGACAACTTGATTATGGGCATTATTAATTGTAGTGTATTGGTTAAGAATGAGAGTAGGAATGTTAATAGAAACTGTAGGTTGCTGAGGATTCTGAACTTCCGTGGGAGCTACTCCACGTCGCTTTGCCATATTAATCTTAGTATATACTGCGAGAACCTTCATTGGATCAAAAATCATTCCAAGGGAAGCTTCAAGCTTTTCCAAACAAAGATCTTCAATCCTATCCGCCTTCTTATCTCTTTCTGTATTCGCCGCCAGAGATTCATATTTCCTCTGAAGCACTGCGGATTGAAATTCTGGAACTGAGAGGAGCTGGGAGATACGAGATAATGAAACTCCCACAGCACTTGCTACTACGGAAGGTTCAATTCCATCTCCTAAGAGCTTAAGAGCTCTCTCTTCAGTTGCAGTAGTGGTAGTGGTACTCATCTTTTTATCTTTTCCAATAATAGGAAAGGAAGGAAGAATTATTTTGCTGGGGCCGAAGCTGAATTTTGGAAAATCTCCACCTTCCGAAGAGGGGAGCATAAGGAATCAATCTCTTTAAACCTCTGTCCGATTGGAATTGGAAGTCCAGATTGTACAATATATCCTTCTGCAGTAGAGAGGCGACACATTGCAATTGGCTCTCCTTGGGAAAGAATGGCTTGATTCATTCCTGAGAGAGATGAGCATCCGGAAAGAAGGGCCGCGAGGAACACGAGAGTTTTATTCATTGGAATT